AGTATGATCAAAGAATTAGACATACTCCATTAGATAATCATTGCAAAAATGTTGTTCAGATTTATACAAGTTTTTTATGGCGAGTTCCTCCAACTAGAGATTATGGAACTTTAGATGGTGATCCACAATTAGAATCTTTTTTAATTGATGCAGATTTAGATGGAAGATCATTTGATACTGTTATGCGTGAAGTACAAATGAATGCAAGTATTTATGGAAACTGTTGGGTAGTAATTGATAAACCACAAACAAATTTAAAAACAAGAGCAGAAGAATTATCACAAGACATTAGACCATACATGTCAATTTATACACCTGAGAATGTAGTAAATTGGAATTATAGAAGAGCTCCTAGTGGAAAATTTTATTTAGATTATTTAGTAATCGTAGAAGATATAAATCAAGATAGAGCAATCATAAAAGTTTTCACAGAAGAAACTATTTCAACTTATGAAATTGAAGATTATGAAAAAGAATATGCTGAAGGTCAAGCAAGACTAATAGAAGAAATAGTAAATCCTATAGGAAAGATTCCAGCAGTAAATGTTTATAATTTACGAGGTGCTAAAAGACCAATTGGTATTAGTGATCTTGCAGATGTTGCATATTTGCAACAATCTATTTACAACGATTATTCTGAAAAAGAACAATTAATTAGATTAGCAAACCACCCTAGTTTAGTTAAAACTCCTAATGTAGAAGCCAGCGCTGGTGCTGGATCAGTTATTGAAATGCCTGAAGATATGGAGCCAAATTTAAAACCTTATATAATACAACCAAGTGGTCAAAATTTAGATGGCATTATGAAATGTATTCAAAACAAAGTAGATGCTATTGACCGAATCACACACATGGGGTCAGTAAGAGCAACAGGGACTCAGATAGCAAGTGGTATTGCTTTACAAACAGAGTTTCAATTATTGAATGCAAGGTTATCTGAAAAGGCAGATTATTTAGAAAATTCTGAAGAACATATTTGGTCTTTGTTTGCATTATGGCAAAACAGAGAATGGGACGGAAAAGTAGATTATCCTGATACATTCGATATTAGAGATTGGGCAAATGATCTTCAATATTTACAGATTGCAAAAGCAAGTGGTGTCAAATCAGAAACATTTAATAAAACTTTAGACAAACAAATAGTAGAAGCTGTCATTGATGATAATGATGTAATTAAAACTATTAATGATGAGATTGATGCTAGTAGAACTACTAGAGGACAATTTACAACAACTGAAGTTGAAGGACAAACACCTGATGGCGAAGAAGAAGAAGAAAGTTAGAAAAGTAGCTAGAGATAAGGAAACAAATGTTCCTAAAAAATATCTTTCTGGTTTATCTGGTAGTAAGAAAGTAAGAAGAGCTAACTTAATTAAGCAAGTTAGTAGATTATATAAATCTGGTGTAAAAATACCTTTATCAATTTTAAGAAGTAGGACTAAAGCATAATGGCAAGAAAATTTAGAAAACCTTTATCAGCTTCAACAGTTGCTACTTTAAAAAGAAAAGCAAAAAAATCTAAACTATTTAATCTTGCAGATTTAAAAGCATCTTATCGTAGAGGCCAAGGAGCATTTTTATCTGGAGGAAGTCGTAGAGGTATTCCTATGAATGCTTGGGCTATGGCTAGAGTAAATAAATTAATTAGTCGTGGTCGTAGTGGCACATTTGATACAGATATTATTAGAAGAGCTAGTAAAAGAAAAAGAAAGAAATAATGGTAGCAAAACTTTCAACTATTAGAGAAAAAATTAGAAAAAAGAAAAAATTAGGATTTAGTGAAAGAGCTAGAGCTGTTGCTAGAGGATTGTTACCCTCTAAAGCTAAAAAGAAAAAGAAGAAAAGATAATGGCTAAATATCAAGGTCGAACTGTAAAATTAGGAAAGCCATTTAGAACACCTGGTCAAAGAAAAAAATTTGCAGTTTATGTTAGAGATCGTAAAACAAATAATGTTAAGAAAGTTCGATTTGGCGATCCGAAAATGTCAATAAAAAAAAATATACCTTCAAGACAAAGATCATTCTTAGCTAGAATGGGTGGGGTTTTGAAACAAGTAAAAGGGCAGAAATCTTTGTCGCCTGCATTTTGGTCTATAAGAGCATGGAAAAAGAATTTCCCATTATAAACTATGTCAAAAATATTAGATCAATTAGCAGATCAGCATGAAGAAAGAATAATTAATACTCTTTACAGATTAGAAGATGATATAATCAAACAAGTTACTCAAGCTACAGGGGGAAACCTTGATGTAGAAACTAGATTAGCTATTCAATTACAACCACAATTAAGATCAACTATTGAGAGTGTTTTTTTAGAAGAGGCTGATTTAATTATTAATGAAGAATATAATAAAATAGCAAAAGAAGTATTAGATACATTTGGCGAAATGCCTATACCTGATAGATTTAAAAATTTA